GAGAGGACGTGTAAACGCAATAAGGACGTTCAAGGGCTTAGTTGCGGATTTGAGGATAAAAGAACTTGATCTGGTCGGGTATATGGAAGCTATAGGAAAAGATCGAACTATATCTTTTGATCCATGTGAAAAGTTTTATGGTAAAAATACTTGTAATCTTCCATCACGTATAAAAATACCTGTCATTATTGATTCTTCCGGGCAAATAACAGGAAAGAATGATTTTATGACAAATGTTATTCTTACATATAAGGAGTATCAAGCAAAACAAACTGAATTATCATCTGTATATGATACAGTGGTTGATGCAATCCGTGATACTGTGGAGCAGGTTACAGACCAGGTTTCCGCCAATGAAGCAAGAACGGCTATCTTAAATATGACACATGTCTTTGATAGTAAATTACGTGGTAGTATCCTACTTAATGAAAAATGTAAGAAACTAGGTTTGAAATTTAACAAAGCATCGAATCTATATGAACCTGCGGCCTAAGTATAAACTATATCCGACGCTACTTGATAAATTCACTCAATATCTAAGAGTAGACGAACAAGTTGAAAGTTTTTGGAATATTGATGCTGAAACAGGAGAATATAAGAAGAGCCCGGAACAGATAGAGGAAGAACTAAAACAAAGCCTATTAGATGCCATAAATCGTGTTCCCTTTGAAAGTGAAGCATCAGATAAGGGTACGGCTTTTAATGCCATCATAGATTGTTATATTCATAAGAAAAACCATATTCCTAATGAACGTGAGCCATATACTATAATTGGAGATAAAGAAACCAATATTATTCAGGTTGATTTTCCTGCCACAGATATATCTCCAGAAAGACATTTCCTCTTTGATAGGATCTGGTGTATTGAACAGTCGGAATATTTTGCTAACGCCTTGTCTCAAGTATTGGTTTCTGCAATACTTCCCACCTGTTATGGAGAAGTGGAATTATATGGATATATAGATGAGTTAATAAGGGATGTTGTTTATGATATTAAATCTACCTCTAATTATCAATTTGGAAAGTATGAACATGGATGGCAAAGACATGTATATCCCTATTGTTTAATTGCATCCGGTCAAATGGATAATATTAAGGCTTTTGAATATACTGCTTTCCATTTAAAAGGCGGAACTAGTCGGAATCCCCTAATAACCGGTGTTCGTTATCCTGAATATTATACATATAATCATGAGCAGACAGTTAAGTTGCTTACCGCTCATGTTGAACGGTTTATAGAATTCATAGAGGAAAATCGGGAATATATTATAGATAAAAAAATATTTGGTTTGGAATGATTTTCGATTTGAAGAATGAATATCAAATACCCAAGTTCAAAGAGTATGTAAACAAGCTGTTTAGTGAACGTGCGGTGGTGGAAGTGAAAAAGAAACTCCCTAACCGCACGCTTGCCCAAAACAGCTACTTACATCTTCTTTTAGGATATTTCGGTAGTGAGTACGGTTGTAGCCTTGACGAAGCCAAAATTGACTTCTATAAGAGAACCTGCAACCGTGATTTGTTTGAACGCAAAACGATCAACAAGAAAGGTGAAGAAGTGACTTATTTACGCAGTTCGGCAGAACTGACAACAGGGGAAATGACTTTATCTATTGAGCGTTTTCGTAATTGGAGCACGGCACAGGCAGATATTTATCTACCGGCTGCTAATGAACATCAAATGCTGGTATATGCCCAGCAAGAAATTGAACGTAACAAAGAATTTATTTAATCATTTTATTTTATGGACAAATTTTTAGGTCAAGAAATCCCCGAAAAGGATAGATGGCAGTTCTTACAGGACAATGCCGATGCAGTGGAAGAGATTGGCTATACTCACCGTTTTACACCGGATGAATTAGCGCAAAAGAAAGAATCTCTTGCTGAAACCTCAATTCAAATTAATGATATTGAGATAGAGAAAAAAGAAGCAATGGAAGCATTTAAGGCAGAGTTAAAGCCTTTGAATGAAAGGAAACAGGAACTTCTTGAAAATATAAAGAAAGGCTCTGAATATGTTGAAAATGAAGAGTGTGTGAAAATTCTCTATCATGAAGAAAAGATGGCCGGGTATTACAACAAACTTGGTGAGCTGGTTTATTCCCGTCCTATCATGCCGCAGGAAATGCAAAGAACTATTTTTAATATTAACCGTAAAACAGGAACAGAATCATGAGCGAAAACAAATTAAACGTGGTTGTACCGAAAGATTATAATGGCACGCCTATTGAAGTAGTATTGAGAGAGGGTGAAGCACCCGTAGTACTCGACCCCAAAGAACCGGAAAGAGTAGTTATCAGTGGGACTATCGACACTCCTTTCAGATGGTTGGAAAAGCGCATTGAATTAATCAACCAGAAAGCGTCGAACATCATTGTAAACCGTGATGTGATGGGGATAGCATTGACGGTTGACGAAACGAACTATTACCAATCAGACATCAGAGGTGAACTGAAAACCTCCAAAGAAATGATGGAGTTCGGCATCAATGCCGAAAAGAAATGGGAACCTATTAAGTTGTCCAAGTTCTTAAAGATGCACCGTGCTTTCTTTACCGATAAATCGCAAAATATGATGCTTGTTTCTACTTTGAAAAACTTCAAGGCAAAAGTAAACCAAGACATCGAACGTAGTAAGGAGGAAAATGGCAGTAAGGTGGATAACTACTCACAGGTGGTTGATTCCAATCTTCCAAAATCTTTCAAACTAAACATCCCTCTTTTCAAAGGTTTTGCCTGTGAAGAGATAGAAGTCGAAATTTACGCTGATGTGGACGGTCGGGATGTTTCTTTATCTCTTGTGTCTGCCGGTGCGAATGAGGCCATCGAGGAATACAAGAATAAAGTCATTGATGAACAGTTGGAGCAGATCAGACAGATTGCACCGGATATTGTAATTATAGAAGTATAAGATGGTTGGTGGTATGGCGGAATTGGTAGACGCTGACAACTCTTAGTAGACTTGGTTACGATGTTATGAAAACTGGGCATCATTGTAAAACGAACCAATCCAGTGTTACACGGAAGATGTAGAAGATTGCCAAGCATTGCAGGTTCGAATCCTGCTGCCATCACAAACTAAAATTATAAACAATGCCGTATTACATTAAACGAACCAAAGCTAAGAAAAAAGACAAGCCTTTACCTCTGTTTGATAAAGCAGGAGTAACAGTAAAGAAAAAGCCGGATTTGGTAGCCAAGCTCGACAAGGTTTTCAGCCGCTATATCCGGCTTCGTGATGCAATGCCGAACGGAATGATACGTTGCATCAGCTGTGGAAAGGTAAAACGATTCGACCAATTCGACAACGGGCATTATCACGGTAGAACCCACATGGCTACAAGATTTGACGAAGACAATTGCAATGCCGAATGTAAATTTTGCAACCGTTTCAAGGCAGACCACATGATTGGCTACCGTGAGAACCTTATCGCCAAAATCGGGCAACAACGCTTCGACAAACTGGCGTGGAAAGCCACACAAACGAAGAAATGGACTGATTTTGAATTAATCGAACTCACAAAGTATTACAAGGCTTTGGGAGATAAACTAAGCAAGGAGAAAGGATTATGAACACTCTTTTTGAAATACCTCTTAGCAAAACCAAATCAAAGAATCATGGAGGTAAAATTTGCAGTAAGTGCGGTAAGTTCAAGGCATATAAGTATTTCTCAAAGGACAATGCCCGTAAGGATAGACTTCGTTCATCATGTAAACAATGCGACAAGAAGCAACAACATAATTGTAGGCAGCGCATTTCTTACATATCAGTAAGCGAGAAGCAATGTTCCGAATGTGGAAGAATACTTCCTATTGAAAAATTTGGAGTTGACAAGACGAAAAAAGACAGACATAGAAGTTACTGCCTTGAATGTATGGGTGAGCAACAACGCCACAGGAAAAGAATAAGTTTAATAAAACAACCCACATCCAAGTTATGAGTTACAAACTTCGTGATTATCAACAGAAAGCCTCTGATGCAGCCGTTTCTTTCTTCAATAACAAGGCGAAGAAAACAAATGCCATCATGGTATTACCCACGGGGTCGGGAAAGAGCCTTATCATAGCGGATATAGCTGCAAGAATTGAGGGCCATACTTTAGTATTCCAGCCGAGTAAGGAAATACTCGAGCAAAATTTCAAAAAACTATGTTCATACGGCATTCTCGACTGTAGCATCTATTCTGCTTCTTTCAACTCAAAGGAGATAAGCCGGATAACATTTGCTACCATCGGTTCTGTGAAAGCTCATCCCGAACTCTTTACTCACTTCAAAAACATCATTGTGGATGAATGTCATTTGGTAAACCCCAAAGAAGGAATGTATAAGGATTTCTTCGATTCGGTGAAGTGTAAGGTTCTTGGGCTGACAGCTACGCCTTATCGGTTATCATCCAGTCGTAATTTCGGTTCTATGCTGAAATTCATCACCCGGACAAAACCTAATGTCTTTTCAGAGGTCATTTACCATGTACAAGTATCAACCCTATTAGATATGGGCTACTTGGCAAAGCTAAACTATTATCCAATGAATCCTTCAGGATGGAATGAACTTAACCTGAAAGTAAATACCACCGGTGCAGACTATACGGATAAATCAGTTCAACGAGAATATGAACGGATAGACTTCTACGGTTATCTCGTTCATATCGTCCAAAGACTGATGAATCCCAAAGCAGGTGGTAAGAGAAAAGGCATTTTAGTATTTACCCGGTTCCTGAAAGAAGCAGAACGGTTAACGATGTCAATACCTGGTTGCGCTATTGTATCCGGTGACACTCCAAAAGCCACTCGTGAAATGATTCTCCAACATTTCAAAACAGGGGAAATACCAGTAGTGGCGAATGTCGGAGTATTGACTACAGGTTTTGATTATCCGGAACTTGACACTGTTGTTATGGCACGTCCTACGATGTCTCTTGCTATGTGGTATCAGATAGTCGGTCGGGCTATTCGCCCCCACCCTTCCAAAGAATGTGGCTGGATTGTGGATTTATGTGGTAACATAAAACGTTTTGGCGAAGTCTCTGATTTACGGTTGTTCGATAGCGGTAATGGTAAATGGGTAGTTTGCTCTAAAGGAAGACAATTAACAAACGTGAGATTCTAACTATGGATGAAGGATTTTTGAGGCTAAGCCGCAGGTTTTTCTCGAATGAAATGTGGAAGGTAGCCCGTGAGTTTTCGGAGTGCGAAGCGTGGCTTGACTTGATTCAGTCAGCACGATTTGAGGCAACCGACAAGGCGTACAGCGAACTCATCGGAGGTCGGGAAATCTCTTATTCAAGAGGTCAATATCCAGCATCTATATCGTTTTTGATGAAGCGTTGGCAATGGTCTGAAAAGAAAGTACGCTATTTCCTTGCTAAACTGAAAAAGAGAGGCATGATAACGACTTGTAACAAACAAGGCATGACTGTGATAACTTTATGCAACTATGATGAGTATAATCCTGTCAAAGGCAATGGTGAGGACATAGATAGGGGCATAGATAACATCCAAGAAATCAGCGAGTTTAACAATGCTTTGGGCGAGATAAGGGCAGAGCTAAGGGCAACTGCTGAAAAAATGGCTAAAAAAATGGAAGAATTGGGGCAGGCTAGGGGCAATAAGAAGAAGAAAGATAAAGAAATAGATAATAATAATCCCCCCATACCCCCCGAGGGGGAGGGGATAAATATAAAATCTCGTTCTGTTTTTGAATCTTATGTGAAATCGACTTTTGACACAGATTACTATTGGACCGAGAAAGACGCTGGATCAATGAGTAAACTTCTTAAGAAGATTAGTTTTTCCCGGAATCAGAAAGGTATGCCTGTTGATGATGATTCTCTATTGTACGCTCTTCAAAGTTTGTTATCATCAATACACGATGATTGGATATTGAAGAATTTTAGCGTAGCTATAATTAACTCAAAATATAACGAAATTGTAAATCAAGCAAGAAATGGAAACAAGGATAAGGCCGGTAACTCCGATTCCGATAGGAAAGCTGTTATCCGCACAACTGCCACCTACAACATTGATAAATGACAAGAAGAGACGAGCAGAAGTGTTTGCTGAATGCTGCCGCTTTGTTTGTCCGGGATTTAAAGTTGAAGGGGCTTTTAGAAAGATAATGAATGATATATTTCTCTATGCAGAAGGTGATTCGGGGACTAGGAAAGGCCTTTTGCTAACAGGAGATTACGGGACCGGTAAATCAACTATAATGCAAATTCTAAATAAATACTTATGGTTTATTGGAGGACGTGATGCCGGGGATTATCCCATTGGAGGATTCAGAATTGATTCCGCCTCTTATGTTGCTACTGGGTTCTCGATGAAAGGACGGGATTATTTGGAACTGTATACTTACAATGGTGGAATCCCTAGGACGATCTGTTTTGATGAATTAGGAAGGGAACCTATTCCTTCTAAGCATTTTGGCACGGAGTTGAATGTTATGCAGTATATTCTTCAATGTCGATATGAATTGAGATACGAGTGTAAAACTCATATAACGACCAATCTTTCTATAGAAGAGATTCAGGATCGATATGGTGCGTATATCGCTGATCGCATTAATGAAATGTTTAATGTAATCGAATTGAAAGGATCTTCCCGCAGATGAGAATACTCCTAAACCTCCTCCTTCTCCTAGGAGTGAACATCTTATTTTACCTGTTAGTCTACCGGTTGGCGGACTACTTGATAAATACAATTAATTAAATTATTAGAAATGAATACACAATTTGAAAGATCGGCTACTGCTACCGATGAATGGTATACACCAAAGGAAATCGTAGACGCTTTAGGAAAGTTTGATTTAGATCCATGCGCTCCGATTAATCCACTTTGGAAAACAGCTACACAAATGTACAACAAGAATGATGACGGGCTTATTCAAGAGTGGAAAGGTCGTGTATGGCTCAATCCTCCTTATTCCCGTCCGCTTATTGAACAATTCGTTCGGAAATTGGCAGAGCATGGAAATGGTATCGCATTGCTTTTTAATCGTTGCGATTCTAAGATGTTCCAAGATATCGTGTTCGAGAAAGCCACGGCAATGAAGTTTCTACGTAACCGGATTCGCTTCTTTCGCCCGGATGGGACACGTGGAGATTCACCCGGATGCGGTAGCATCTTAATCGCTTTTGGTGAAGAAAATGCAGAAGTATTAAGAGCCTGTGATATTGCAGGTAAGTATGTACGAATCAATTAGAGTAACCCTTGCAAGTTCTTGAAGAATTATCAAGGATTTGCGAAAAACAAATAAAGATGAGTAAAATAGATTTGAACGCCCTCCGTGATAGGGCATATAAAACCGCTTGTGAACACGGTTTCCACGATCAAGAATTGAGCAACGAGCACTGTCTTTGCCTTGTTATATCCGAACTCATGGAGGCTGTGGAAGCTGATAGAAAAGGTAAACGAGCCAATGTTGATCGGTATAATAAGAAGATTGCTAACAGCCGCATTTGTCAAGGGATAGACCCAGACATTCCCAAAGAACGTGGTTACGAAGTCGCATACAATGAAACTATAAAAGGCTCAATTGAGGAAGAGTTAGCCGATGCTGTTACCCGCTTACTGGATTTGGCTGGATTGAGAAATCTGAATCTTAACAGGTTTGCACTTGTCAATGTGGTATCCAAGAAGAAAACCTTTACGGAGAATATTTATTCCATTGTAAAAGATATTACAAATTATAAATACACATTGGAAGAGCTGGTTAATTATGCGATTACACAAGTATTCGTATTGTCGGATATACTTGATATTGATTTGCTTTGGCACATCGAGCAGAAAATGAAGTATAACGAACTCCGTGAAAAGATGCACGGGAAGAAGTATTAACCCTCAAAAAGCAGAAAGAATTGTCAATGGAAACAATAAAACTAACGAAAAAAGAAGAAGAATGGATTAAAGATCTAAAACGGTTAATGAGAAAGAAGCCAAAAAATCTCATACTTTTCGCTGACGGTAATTTGAATATATTGAAAGGAAGCAAGGAAAATCCTTCATGTGAAACGGAAGATGGTGGGATGGATAAAAATAGAGTCGTGGATTCTATTTTATTTGCTTGTGAGGGTGGAGCTTTTTAATTAACGAATAACTAATCAGAAATGAGCCAATACAGTGAATATCATTACTCCTTTACCTCTACAGTCACCCATCTGGGAGATAAGCGGGGATATGGGATTTAGAAAGTAAAAATAGTCAAATATGAACAGAAATAAAATATATAACGAAGACTGCCAGGAAGGAATTAAGCGAATCCCTGATGCAAGTGTAGACTGTATCCTAACAGATCCACCATATTTGTATTTAAAAGGGCAAAAATTGGAGCGTCCGTTTGATGAGCGGGCTTTATTTAATGAGTTTAAACGAGTTTTAAAACCTAATGGGTTTGTGGTTTTGTTTGGGAGAGGTACTTCTTTTTATCGTTGGAATACTATTCTTTCCGAATTAGATTTTTATTTTAAGGAGGAGGTTATATGGAATAAGTCATATATAACATCACCTCTATTGCCTCTGTTGAGAGTTCATGAGACTATTAGTATACACAGTGTAGGAAAAGGGAAAATAAATAGATGTAAGGTACCTTATATAGAGGCAAAATGCAATGATATAGATTCAATATTATCGGATATAAAAAGGTTGAGGAATGTACTTCATAATCCTACATCTTTAAAGGAAGTTGAAAATTTTCTACTAAACAATACAGCTTCTTATAAAGAAAACAAAAAGCATGGATACCATGCAACTGCCCAAACAGGGTTTATGGGAGAAGACCGATGCGCTGCTGTATCTAGGGCTATGACAAATGGATGTACAGAAAGGTCAATAATAAGGACTGATTTATACAAAAATAATAAATCCAATAAAAATAACCTTCACGGTGATATGATGATAGGTGACAGAGCATGTAATGTAATGTCATCAATAGAAGTCGGCACGAGTGAAAAGTCGATAATCAAACAAGTGCGTGACCATTATAGTGCTATTCACCCTACCCAGAAGCCTGTTAGGTTGATTGAACGGCTATTAGCATTAGTCACGCAACCGGGTGATGTGGTGTTAGATCCATTTTCCGGAAGCTGCTCTACTGCTGTAGCCTGTATCAATACTAACCGGGAGTATATAGGCTTCGAGATTGATAAAGAATACTATGAAGCGGGAATAAAGAGATTAAATGATATTCTTGCTGAACCTAAATTAGCGATGTAAATTAGAGGAACTTAAAAACGAAAAATGATCTAATCATGACCCGTAATCAATTTATTCATTACTCCTATCGACATAGCGAAATCATTATCTGGCATCAAAAGCACCCAGAAGTAGATATTGAATGTATGCTGATAGGGGTAGATTTCGATCACGAATTATTTCATCTTGTTCCTATCGACTTAGATTATTACGAAGATAGATCGTATTGGCTTCCTTATACATCATGCGACAAACAGTTTAAGAAGCCTAAGATGAAAGTGGTAAGGAGTGATAGAACAATAGTAACTAAATAACTAAAACAGAAATGAATATAGATAAATTTATTAATAGTACTATCAAAAGCTATGATGAATATCGAAAGAATTGTGACATTATAGCTAAGGAGGCGCAAAGATATATCGACTTTGATAAATTCGTTTCTTGCGAATATATCAATGGCGTAGGACTTAGTATATTGGTAACATTACCTGAAACAGATGATTATACTATTCCTGAATGTGTATGTCCTGTAGTAGGATTCTTTGAATATGCCAAAGGTAAGGACAAACTATCAGTGGATGACATTAAAAAACTATCATTATGAGAAAGATAATAGGTGCAAAGGTTAGGACTCTTTGCCAACTAAAAAATAAAGGTGGGATAATCATTGAAAAAGGTGAAGTCTGCACTATTGTTCAAAGCTATCGTGGCTATGGCATACGTACCGATGATTATCGACAAATAAATAGAGTGGATAAATCACAAATTGATTTTATCAAACCACTAAAAGCCAAAAAAATTGTGGTTACTCCTGATGAATATGAAGCTATCCAGTTTGCACTTTCGGAGGTAGAGGCTTCTGTTGATTATGGAGATCTATCGGAAGAACAATCTGAACTATATAAGGCAAATGAAGTGCTACTCCACAACCTTTTAGATAAAATCAATAACGCATAGCAATATAAGTATGAAAACAGAATCAAGCGCAGTAAATCCGTATAATGGAATGTTCGGGCAGCAGGGATGGATTTGCCCGAAGTGTGGGAGAGTGTATTCACCTTTTACTCAAATGTGTTTGTATTGTAAGCCCAATAATACAACAACTGTTTCTAATCTTGGTAACAGAACTAATAATATTGTCAGTGAAAAAGAACTAAGAGAAAACCGTAAAACAGAATAAAATATGGAAGATTTAATAAAAGCATTGCAGATATTCCTAAAGTATGGAAATCCTGATTATCCGACTTCTTGTAATCACGATGAATTATTTGTCGATATTTCCCCTGAAAAGGTTTCAGAAGAAGATTTAGAAATGTTGAGAACACTCGGATTCTTTCCATTTGAAGATGGAAGCGGTTTTTATTCGTTTAGATTTGGTAGTTGTTAACCTTTCAAATAAAGATAATTATGAAACAGACATTAGAAGAAGCAGCAAGAGAAAATATCTTGTTTAATCACAGAACTGTTGATAAAACTTTGTCGGGCAAATATCTAGCACAATTTGGAGAAATGAATTTCATTCAAGGCGCAGAATGGCATGCAAAGCAATCCCCGTGGATAAGTATTGAGGAACAACCTGTAAATATTTATGATGATTTTCTTGTTACTGACGGCAAAAAGGTATATAAGGCTTATACTAATGGTAACAACAAATGGTATATTGCTGATAGATTAGATAAATATAGGTTGGAAGGAATAATAGCCTATATGCCAATCCCGTCTTTCGATGAAATACTGGAAGCCAACAGAGATGTACTAGAACGGATTAAAGAGACAGGAGACTGATTTATGAAAGGCAAATTAAACACAGGTATATCAATATCAAATAATGAAATGCTTCTTGCCGGAACAGAAGTGGAGATTGTAGATAGTTTGAACGGATATACCGGAGTCGTATACCAATGTATACTCCCTAAAGGAAAACAGGTTATGATTAGTGCTAATAAAGTAGACATTACAGATTATAGCCCTCGTATTGATTGGGAACAGAGACGTTATGAAATAGCAAAATCCGCCATGCAAGGAATGCTTGCACATTCTACAAGATATAGACCTAGAAATCCAAATATGAATTGGCATAATGCCATTGCGGAAGAAGCTAAAGAATTAGCTGATGCTCTCATCAAAGAATTAAAGAAAGGATAAGTTATGTATGTAGCAAGAGACAAAGACGGTAGTTTGTACCTTTTTCAAAACAGACCCGTAAAGATTGATGAGCGTGGGTGTTGGCGAACATTAACAAATCGGTTTGGTTGGATTATACTTGATTCTGAACTGTTTCCCGAGGTAAAATGGGAAGATGAAGAGCCGACAGAAGTTGAATTGGTAAAGAAGGAGGAATAATTATGCCTACAGTATTAAGAGAAACTTATCCAACAGCCAAGAAAGAACATATATGTGAGTTTTGTGGCTATAAGATACAGCCGGGACAAAAATATGTCCGTCAGACAAATGTCTATGACGGAGTAGTGGGCGACTTCATCACACATCAAGAATGTAAAGAAGTAGCTCATGAATTGAGAATGTACGATGATTGTGATGATGAAGGTTTAGACGGTGAATCTTTTCGCGAAAACTTGGATTCATACGTATACGCCAATCATTATGACGAACACACCGATGATGTTTATACTAGTTGGCAGTTGAATCACTATGACATAGCGAAGAAAGTGTTGAAAGAACTTAAACAAGATAGATAATGAAAAAAATAACAGATGTGACAACTGTTTTTATATGTCTTAAGTCATATCATAATTGGTATTGTATTAAGAACGAAGATGTTTTGGGTAAAAGCCACATTGTTATTTGTGGCAAATTATATTTATTAAATCTAATTATAGCTTTGATAAAACTATTTATTTTCAACAAAAGTACTGTCATTAAAAGATACAGAAAGGAGGACTAACTATGGGATTTACAACGCCGTGTTTTATACGCAAAAATACACTGGAGCTTCGGAAGAAGTTGGAGGAATTGGGATATGTCAAAAACTCTCCTAAATGGACGGATAATTGCAGTATAATATGGGCTTATCAATATCCAGAAAAAGGATTCGATACTCCTAATTATGTAATTGCAGATTCTTTTGATATTCCTTTTGATAAATATAGTCGCTTATGTGGAAAATTTATTGATTGCGGAACTAACGAAGAACTTTTCTTGTCAATAGCCGCATTGAGGGATGATATAAACGAAAATCAATGGTTCATAGCAGATTCACCACTTAGTGTTTCTTATAATGACGTTGTGGGTAACGACCATTATTTTATAGAGCCTAAAAATAGCGTATTTCTTTGGGATATAAATTGGATGCATGCAACAATCATTTCAGGGAATTTTCACAAGGCTATCGTAGAAGAGTTAATAGAATACTTTAAAGGAAAAGAGTAATAAAATGGAAGATAAATTTATAACAATATATACTTTGAATATGTTATCGCAAAAAGGCTTTAACTCTTATCATTTCCCAACACAGTCCATCGCCCAAAAGTGGTTACGTGAAACCAAATGCCTCCATGTTGAAATATCCTATATGTATGGGAATTATTGGATATATGACATACTGACGATTCCAAAACATGACATGGTAGGATTGTCGGATAGACCACTTATCCATTACAGCACCTACGAAGAAGCATTGGAAGCTGGAATACAGGAAGCATTAAAACTAGTAGAGGAATAGCCATGCCAACAAGTGAAGTATTAGACTTAATCATCAAAATAGCATTATTCATCCTTAATGCCACAACTGTTGCCATCATTGTAATTTTGATAAGCAAATGGCACAAACGCATGGAGGGCAAGCTGAATGACATCAAAAGTTATATTCAGCACGTAACGGATCGTAATGACATCGTATACATTAGCCAGCTTGAAAGTCTTAAAAGAGAGCTAATAAAGGCTGAACGTTACGAAGATGCAGAAAAGATAAGCAAGTGTATTGAACAGGAATATGGTTATCTTGAAAGAAAAATGAAAGACAAAGAACAAATGATTTAGAGAAGAGTGCTTTGGTGAGATAAAAACCAATAAAGGCATTCTAGTACAAACAAGCCTATTTGGCGTATAACGGTATAAATATGACTAGAATTAACCCCGAACTTATAAGTCGGATGAAGAAGGATAATGAGGAATACAAGCGTATTGAAGCCCTGTTGATACCTCTTGGCTTTAGCCTATGTGCACGTTCGGTTTTCTATGGAGAACTGACATTTTCCATATACTGCGGAGAGCTGGACGACTATCAGTCATTCATAGACAACATAGATAGTATTAGAGAACGGTACCAGAAGCGTAAAAATGAGAGTCTGGGAATTTATTAAAACCAACAATAAGAGTTATGAACCAAGAAGACAACCTACTGGCGGAATGTATGAAGGACGCTGGTAGGTTACTGAAATAGTTACTTCAATAGTTTTGTATGCTACTATAAGCCCTATTAGGGCTTTATTCGGTATTTTTAGTTTGTGAAAGTATATACTATGGCAAAGTTTAATGAACAGATTATTCATGAGTGCGAGGAATGGGTCAGTGAAAATGGACTCATGGAATATGGTGGTGCGAAGTTAAAAGACTTTTGTTCTAATTTTGGCATATCTGATGAAACATATTATAGATGGCTGGAAAATGTGGATTTTATGGATGCTATAAAAAAAGGGAAAGAACGTTTTAAGAATGGACTAGAACGTAATGTAGTTTCTTCCCTTGCAAGGTCTGCCATCGGGTATGAATACGAACAAGTTTCTTCCGAATATTATATGGAAGGCAAGAAAAAGAAGTTGAAAAAGGAAGTTAGAAAAAATGTCCGTGTTGAGCCTAATGTAGGAGCCGGAATATTCCTTCTCACAAACCTCGCTCCTGACAGGTGGAAGAACAAACAGAATACCGAGCATTCCGGAGAAGTTTCTACCGGATTGACCGTTGTAGTCAAGAATCAGGAAGAAGCGGATTTGATAAACAAGTTAAAGAAATTTTGATGGATGTGACTTATGTATATCTTGAAAATCTTAAAGCATGGCTTTCCGGTTATAGACTTATTGCAAACAAGGGGGGGACTCGTTCGGGAAAGACATATTCACTGGTATCGCTCTTTACCACCATAGCAACTGGTAATCCTAAAAAGCGTGTAATAGACATTGTTTCTGAAAGCCTTCCACATTTGAAGCGTGGTGCGATATATGATATTGATGATATTCTTTCAAATGAGGGATTAGTAGAAGGGTTGGATTATACCAAGAATGAAACGGATCATATATATACATTCAATACTGGAACAAAGATTCGATTCTTTTCTGCTGATGATTGGGGTAAAGTGAAAGGTTCAAGGCGTGATATTCTGTTTATTAACGAATGTAACCGGATTGGATATGAAATATATCGTCAGTTATCCGTTCGTACAACAGAATGTATTTTTATTGATTGGAATCCAGATGCGGAGTTCTGGTATGAGATGAAGGGGTTGCAAACGAGAGAGGGCACGATAGAAATTCATTCTACGTATAAAAATAACCCTTTTCTTTCAGAACAACAAATTGCTGAAATAGAATCAAATAAAGATGATGATAATTGGTGGAAGGTATATGGCTTGGGGTTGACAGGGCGTGCCGTTGGTATCATCTATTCTAGGTGGAAGCAAGTTGAAGAAGTACCGACCGGAGCGAGATTGATTGGTAGAGGATTGGATTTTGGCTTTACTAATGATCCTACATCCATTGTTGACGTGTATCTGAATGATGGTAAGTTATGGCTTGATGAACAGTGTTATGAAAAGGGGCTTACCAATGATAAGATAGCCAATAGGCTCCGGGATAAAACTTGTGACGTAGTTGCAGATTCTGCAGAACAGAAGTCTATACAAGAGATATTTAACTATGGGATTACACGTATTGAGCCTTCTTTAAAAGGTCCAGACTCAATTAGAACTGGTATTCAGATCTTACAGAGGTATGAAATGTGTGTAACAACAAGGAGTTTAAACCTTATTCGAGAGTTGAGAAATTACAAATGGAAAGAAAACAAAATGACTGGAGAAATTACGAATGAACCGATAGACAAGTTTAATCATGCGCTCGATGCGGTCCGTTATGTTGCATTAAATAAGTTAGCGGAAAAACCTATAATACGTAGGCCAAAAGCAAAATTAGGACAGATATGACAGTAAAAGAATTTTTGATAAAGAGCGATGTTTGTCGAGATCAGGAAGGATTGAGAAAGCAGATTGAGGAACTTCCGAAGCCGGAATTTATCGGGAATAAACGCACTCCTTCCGATTTGAATGATATAACCATGGGACAGCTGATAATGCTTCAGTCTATGGCAGATTCTAAAGATGTTGCGTTGATTCCTTGTAAGACGCTTCTTTGTATGGAAGAAAAGGAAATATTATCTGCAAAAGCGGAAACCATATTGGGATTCTCCATGTGGGTGATAACGGAGGTAGATCGGATAAATAAACTCTTTTCTTCCACAAGCGTAAAACCTACAAAGGAAGAAAAGCAGGCTGGAGTTGAGAAGCTTTCATTTGGAATGTTTGGAATGATAGACCATTACGCATTAAGAATGGGGATTGCCAATCATGAAGATGTTGAAAAGGTGCCATGGATTCGTATCTACAAATGTCTGGATATTGATTCTGAAAAAGCAAAGTTTCAGAGAAGATTACAGGAAGTGTATGCAAGAAATAACAAACTGTCAAAGTGATACATTTTTAAAAAGAAAATGAGAATTGTTCACCGAGCAGATATAACAAAATGATATTATTATGACAACAGTAGAGCAAAAGATAAAAAGCGTAGTTGATAAGATGGAGGGATTGACCTACGTCTTTGATAATTGGCAAACCGCCAATTTGAGGTTAGATAAGCTTCCTTTTCCGGCAGTGGTAAATGTACTTCCTGTTTCCGGACGCTTTAACATGGGGAAAAATCAGTTAAGGGATTATCCTAATATGTTGATTGCCTTTTTAGATAAAACTGATTTTGATTTTGACGGTGAAGATAATGACCTCATTGTAGAGAAATGTAAGAATCTTGCAAGAGAATTTATTCTTCGTGCAAATGAAAGCCGTCTATTCGAGTATATAGAAGGAGACATTTATTACTCTGTCGTGTATGATAAGCTAGATGTTAATGTTACTGGAGTTGTGATAGAATTGACTCCCAAAGAAATTAACGGGATTGGGTTATGTTATGGGAAAGACATAAAAGAAATCATATATGGAAGGAAAGGATGAAGTATTAGGGGTTTTAAAGTTTGAATTAACTGATCTCTGCCAAAGGATAATCGATAATCATATAAGAGCGAGGCAAAAAGCTAGCGGAAAAACTATTGCCAGCTTACGGGTTGAAATAACAGAAAACAGTGGTATTCTTTGGGGAAGAAAAGCATTCGGCACACTAGAAACAGGAAGAAGGTCAGGTAGAGTCCCCAAAAGATTTTATGAAACAATTTATGATTGGATAGTAGCTAAAGGATTAATATTTAAAAATCCAAAATCAGTAGCTTATCTTACAGCGAGAAAGATTGCAAGAGAGGGGACGCAGCTTTATAGAGACGGAGGTAGAGATGATATTTACTCAAAAGAAATAAAACGCACAATTAAGAATTTCTTGGAGAAAGTTTTCGGCATATTCGAAAGAGATATTAAACATATAAATTTAAATAGTAATGAGAACAGAGGAGTTTAATGGACATACGATAACGTATCCGGATGAAACTTGTTTTGCTTTTAATCCGCAGATTATAACGATAGATAATTTAACTGGTTCTGTTATATTTTATGTTGAAGACTATTCAGATATGAGGGATCCAATATCAGGTAAAGTATCTATCGACATTTCAGAATATCTAAGATCGCTACTTAGATTTGATTACACAACTACACCTAACTCAAAAAACATTCATGTTCAAATTGATGTTGATGGTCCGACATTTGATTTTTATATAAATGTGATTTGGGGAGCTATGAATATAGGGGAGGTGTTTAATCCTTCAAGGACGGTTACTATGTTCAGAAACTTTCCTTCTACTATTTCCATTTATACCAATGGGGAAATAAATGTAAGATATGATGCGGAAGAATATACCTCTGTTGAAGTTGAAAAATCTGGGTTGTTACACAAAGATTTCTCCGAATTATTCAAGGATGCAAAAGAGTTCGGAATGATTAAGATTCTTAATACCCCAGAGGCTCCCAGCACATTTCAATATACTTTCGATCGGACGTTTAAACCTCTTCCTGATGATGCTGTACTTATCAAGGTTCTATTTAATGATTGCACTAAGGGAATATATCTGCGTTGGCTGGATCGTCACGGATTCCTCCAGTATTGGCTTTTCCAGGAAGGGGATTTGACCGGACAGTCTTCCAATGAAGGGGAGCAATTAAACGTTGATTATAGTGACATAAAATACGTTTACAATGGAATGAGCCGTTATCAAGGCAAAACATATCAAACGACACGAAAGGCTTGTGCTACACTCGTAGAACGAGAAACGGTAAATATGTTATCTTCTATTCATTCTTCTCCTATTGTTGATATGTATATTGATGAAAACTGGATACCGGTTAATATTGTGGCCGGTTCATTCACTGATAATGGAGCAGACCTTCAAGACTTTGAAATTCAAATAACTATGCCGGAAACTATTACACAGATGCTATGACAAGAGACGAATTATATATTAATGGTGATAAGGTAGATGTCGGAGATACTGATATTAACCTGAACTATAAAAGCAATCTGCTCACTGATATTAGTAAGATCGTGAGCAATAACAGTTATACGATAAAACTTCCTAAAACGGCAAAGAATCTAGCTTTGATTGAGTGCGCACATCTTCCCAGTTCAACTACTAAATTCCCATATCTTAAACATGTAGGGAATGTTTTACGAAATGGAATAATAATTGTGAAAGATGCGAATGTTGTTTTGTTATCTGTGTCTGAATATATCGAAACCGCTTTGTCTTGGGGAAATGTAACTAATTTTGCGGAAATAGTAAGTAGTGATAAGAAATTGACAGATTTGGAATATGGTACAGAAGAGGGAACAGATTGGGTAGTATGGAACAATAAAGGGAGTAATTCTGCGCAATTTCCCTTGATTAATTACGGATTTAATTCCGGTGATTCAAATGTGTGGTATCATCCGGTAATTACTGTCAAATGGATCCTAGAAAAGATTCAAGAAGAAAGCGGAGTAACGTTTAATTTCCCTTCTGATAAAAAGACTTTTATAGATAAAATGATTGTTCCTCTTCTAACGAGGAATGATTCACAAAAGATAAACGATGCTTTCCCATCTTCTTTGCAAATGGTTGGATATGTGATAGTAGAAAGTACTTTTTCTTATCTAAAGTTAAACTATATAGGAGATACTACCCAACAGTATGCAAGTGTTGGTGGTCCTTATGGAGATAGATTGTATACCAAATATCCTATCACATTGAAAGTTAAAGGAACTATTGAAATGTTAGTTCAATACAATTCTGGGATGGACTTAAATAACCAGTATTTGAATTTGAGAGTGTCACAGTCTGATTCTTCTGGTAATATAACTAGCGTATCTACTATAGAAAGAAAAAACTATGCTGCATATATTGAGGCTCCTAATGTTAGATTACTTTTTAATTTTGATGATCTAGTATCTATTGAATCTGACGAATTTATGCATTTTACTATAAAAGCCATTGCTACAGGAGCAAGTAGTAGCATATTGTCTTTAACGGTGTACGATCGTAATGAAATATCTTTTGGTGAGAAATTTCCCCTAGTTCCCAATCTTCCGGACATCAAGCAAATAGACTTTATTAAAGCCGTTGCTTCAATGGTCGGTTTGTTTGCCTTACCGGATGGCGAAAACGGGATCAAGTTTATTCCCTTTGATAATCTGTCTGCAAATAAATCTAAAGCTGTAGACTGGACGAATCGTGTGATAATGGCTTATAATAGCGTAACGCCTAGAAACTTACAATACACCCTTGATAACATAGCTCAAAACAACTGGTTCCGGTACAAAGAAGATGATAATGTCATGGGAAATTATGACGGAAATATCCAGGTTGATGATGCCACGATAGAATACGAACGTGATGCTATCACTTTGCCCTTCTCCGCCTGCAGTACAAAAGGAGGAGTTGCTTATATTCCTCTGTATTCTTATAACGAGGAAGGAGAGTTGGAGTATAACAAAACAAATCCCCGGATATTATTGATTGATGGCACGAAGGGAATATTCAAGGGGCTAGAATGGACTACCTTAATTGCAAATAACTATCAGACGTACAAAGGACTAATCAATAATGCAAAGGTAGTGACCGAGTATATCCGTCTTAACAGTATCGAATTACGGGACTTAGAGATGGATATACCGGTTTATTTGGCTCAATATGGCTGTTATCTGGCTATCATAGAGATAAAGACCAAAGAGAATGATATATGCGAGTGTAAACTTTTAAAATTGTAATAACTATGGCAGAAAATGCGGTAGAAAAAGTATTAGAGATAAAAGTTCGATATGATGATGCGATCCGAAAGATTGCAGAATATCGGAAACAGCTTGATGTCTTAAAGCAGGTTGAGAAAACATTAAAGGAAGACGTAGAGAAAGGAAGAATCAGCCGTGATGCTTATAATATCAAACTAACCGAAACCAAGATTGCATCACAAGAATACACCGAGGCTATCCGTGTCCTCAATAAAGAGATACAGAATAACCGAAAGATTGAGCAGGAGCAGGAAGGAAGCCTAAAACAACTTCGTGCTCAATTATCTAATCTTACAGCTGAATACGATAGTCTTTCAGAAGCGGAAAGAAATGCCGCCAAAGGTCAGGAATTAAAGAATAGTATAAATAATATTACAGATTCTTTAAAAGGAGCTGAAGAAGAAACACAAAGATTTTATAGAAGTGTTGGAAGTTATGAGGAAGCGATCAAAAATGCGGTATCTTCCAATGTACCATTTATAGGACAACTAATGAAAATGCAAGAAGGAGCCGGAGGGTTGAAAGGTGCATTTAATGCTGGAACAGTAGCGGTTAAAGCCTTTTCTAAGCAGTTGCTTGTTCTGTTGGCTAATCCTATTGTAGCAATCTTATCTGCTATAGCTTTGGCAGTTATGGCGGTCGCAAAGGCAATTAATTCAAGCGAGGAAGCATCTAATAGATGGAGCGTTATCATCGCTCCGTTAAAGAGGGCTTTGGATGGACTTTTGAGTGTTATTCAGTTTGTTGCAGGAGCAATCTTATCTGTAGTAGAAGCAGGTGCAAAGCTGAATGATTGGATTTATACCCAACTTGAAAAATTGCCGGTATTGGGGAAATTGTATAAGCAGTATAATGATGCGAATAGAGAGGCTATAGAGTTAGCTAAAGAAGAAATTGCCATAAGGCAACAGTCCAGAAAGGATGAAGTACAGAACGCTAAAGACCAATTAGAAGTTGCCAAGTTGAGACAACAGGCGAAGGATAAGGAAAAGTTCACAGCAGAGGAGCGATTAAAATTTGTGGAACAGGCTAATAAATTGGAAGAAGAACAATCGAAAAGAAATGTTGAACTGGCGACAAGAGAATATGAATTATTGAAGAAGCGTTCTGAATGGGCTGAAAACGATGCCGAAACGAATGACAAGTTAGCTAAACTGGAAGCTGCCAAATTTAACGCAGAGAAAGAGTACTACTCTAAAACTATGGAATTATTGGAGCAGACTAATACTATAAAATCAGAAATTGCAGCAGAAGATAAAGCTAGGGCTGAAGAAGCCAAAAAACAAGCAGAAGAATATGCTCGTATTGTAAAAGAGCAAAAAGATAAAGAGATAGAAGCCATTCGACAGGCAGAAGATGCTATGTTGGCTTTGGTCAAAGATGGAGCAGATAAGCAACGCCAGCAAATAAATCTCTCATATTCCCGTGAGATTGAAGATTTAAAGAAGAAACTTAAAGAGGAGCAGAATCTTACAGCTAAAGCTAGAGACGCCATACTTGCCACAATTAAGGCTAAAGAGAAAGAACGTGAAATAGAGCTGCAGAAGTTATCAGATGAACAGATAACAAAGGAGATTGAAAACCGCCAAAAACTTATCTCTTTACAATTAGAATCTGTAAAAGAGGGGAGCGAGCAGGAATATCAATTAAAAATGAATCAACTTCTGGCACAGCAAGAATTGGAGCTTTCAAACACCGAGCTTACCGAGCAGATGAAAATTGCCATACGTGCAAAGTATGACAAGCAGTTGGAAGAATTGGGTAATACTCGAAACGCCAATATTGCTAAACAGGAACAGGATGCAATAAAGCTTCGCTTTGAATCGGAGATAGCTGCACTGCATGGAAATGAAGAAGAAATTCTCCGTGTAAAAGTTGAGCAAAGAAAAGCTGAATTAGACGCCATTCAACAAATGGAAGGTGAAAGTATCGAGGCATTTAATCTGCGTAAATTAGAAGCAGAAAATGCATACATTGATGCAAAGCAAGAATTAACAGATAAAGAGATTGCTATAGAACAGGCTAAATATGATGCAGTCGCTCAAATTACCGGAGGGCTTATATCTCTGACTGAACAATTAGGAGAAAGTAATGAAGGGCTGGCTAAATTCTCTAAGATATTGGCTTTGGGTGAAATAGCAGTAAACACAGGAAAGGCTATTGCTGCAGGTGTTGCACAGGCGCAATCAGTGCCTTTCCCCGGTAATATTGCAGCTATTGCAACAACAGTAGCTACTATCCTAGCTAATATTGCAACTGCTATTAAAACTGTGAAATCCGCCAAATTTGCAACCGGTGGTTTAGTTACCGGACCGGGAACCGGAACGAGTGATAGCATACCGGCACAACTAAGCAATGGCGAATCGGTAATGACAGCGAGAGCTACAGAATTATTTGCTCCGATCCTTTCCTCATTTAACCAAATGGGTGGAGGAGTGCCAATAAACATCACAGCGTCAAGTAATCAGACCATGGGAGAGGATATGCTTGCTAGAGCAGTTGCAAAGGGAGTCCAGATGATGCCTAATCCGGTGGTTTCCGTTACCGAGATAAACACAGTTGGAAAACGAGTTGAAGTACTTGAAAATTTAGGGAGCTTATGACAGCATACGAATTATTATCAATGAATGCATTAGCTTTAAAAGTGATGTGTGATAAATCCTTGAATGTCTCCGATATTAAATATCTGGATCTATACAAGGAGTACACTATGATGATTAAAGAAGGGCATAAAAAGACTTACATAATGCAATATCTTTCCGATCAATATAATATTTCGGAAAGGATGGTTTATAACGTTATTGAGAAGCTTTCCTCTAACGTTGATTTATAGTTTAAGGGTGGGCGTTTGCTCACCTTATTTTTTTACTGAAACGATTACTTCAGTGTAATTTTAGCCCTACATTCTTATAGCCGTATCTGGTTTAGTAACTTTGTTACAAACAATTACAGATATATGGCTAAATTATACATCAACAAAGACATTGCTGCTGATGCTAATAAGGTAAAATATTGGCTAACAGGTAACGACTCAATTTCTTTTCCTGATATACAGGGCTTTATAGACTGGATTCCCAACGACGATAATAGAATAGATATTGAGCTTCATTCTTGCGGTGGAGACTGTACAGAAGCTTATGCTATTTATGACGCTTTACGTGCTTCTGGAAAGGAAATATCATGTAAGGTTGTAGGAATTGCTGCATCTATGGCTACAGTAATTTTACTTGCTGCACCACTTGAACGGAGAAGCGCATATCAACATGCCGAGCTTTTGATTCATTCTCCTTATTATCCGTCCGGTGCAATAGTTGGGGATATAACCTTGGCTAAATTGGAGGAATTGAAGAGCGATCTGGAAGCAGAAAAAGAAAAGATGCTTAATCTCTATGTAGATCGCACAGGACAATCAAGAGAAGTATTAGAGGCGCAGATGGCAACAGATAGCTGGTTCGATGCAGAGAAAGCTATTGAGTTGGGATTTGTATCTTCTATTGTTCCGGCTGCTTCTGCATCTGCATCCAAACCAGAGCTTAATAGTAATCTTAATATTGAAAGTATGGCAAAAGAAGAAAAGAAAGTGACAGTTGCACAGGCATTTCACATGCTTGGTGTTGCTTTGGGAGTAGTAAAGGAAACTCCTGAAGCTGTCGGAATGGTAATTACTACATCAACCGGTGACGAGTTGACTGTAGAACGTGAGGAAGGAGAAATTCAGGTTGGCGATCCTGCTTCTCCTGATGGTGAATTTGTATTAGAAGATGGACGCACGGTTATCGTGGTTGATGGAGTTATTACGGAGATTAAGGATCCTTCTTCCAACGAAGAAGATACACAAGCCCTGAAGGACCGTATCGCAGAACTAGAAGCAGAGAACGCTTCTCTGAAATCAAGTGCAAAGAGTGAAACAGATGCTCGTATCATTGCGGCTGTAGAAAAAGCAGGCGGAGAAGCTTGGTTAAAAAAGGCTACCGGCTCTTATGTGCCTGCAGGCCGTTCATACACTCCACAGGCAAAGAAAGGTGAAGAAACAAAACCGGTGAGCTTGGTGGAACGAAAGTTAGAAGAAGCGAGAGATAAAAATAAAAAGAGATACTCAAAAAAGGTATAAGGTATGAATATTTTAGATTCAGTAAAAAACTTGACGAAGGATAACGGAGCGGTAAAAAGCTTGCGTGATCTATTAGTGTTGACGAACTTTGTTGATGAATCCTTGGAGCAGTTCTTTACGTTTGTTCAAAATGTACAGAACGGGCAAAAACTTGGATGGACCGGAGAAATGGAAGATGTAGGCTGGGCTGGTGCTCCCTGTAATCCTACTTATAAAGATGTTACTGTACAGGCAGCGGAAAAGACATGGGATATTGGACAATGGTCAGTTCCTTTGAAATGGTGTTATGAGGACTTCATGAACACTATTGCTGAATATGCGCTAAAGACCGGTACAGATATTGGTGATTTGACAAGCACGGAGATTATGGATGTTATCATTTATCCGGCTCTTGACCTTGCAATTAAGCGCATGTTCTGGCGTTTTATTTGGTTTGGCGACAAAGAAGCTCAAAACGTGTCAACAGGACAAATCACAGATGGGGTAGATGTTGAACTGTTCAAACCGTGCAATGGTTTCTGGAAACAATTATTTGCCATCGGTGCAGCCAATACAGGTCAAAGAGTGAATATTGCAGCCAACAGCGAAGCTTCTACTGCAGCACAATTGAGCGGAATTAAAACGGCCAATGTTGCAATCGGAATCTTTGATTCATTGCTTGAAAACGCTGATCCTCGTATTGCTGCAATGGAAGGTGCTGCTATTTATTGTACTAAGTCTTTAGGCGATGCCCTTACCAAAGATTTGAAACGTGAATACAAAGAGATTCTGACATGGGAACAAATCTTTAAAGGTTTGGATGTAACAGAGTACAATGGAGTTATGGTATATAGGGTTTCTATTTGGGATCGCTTTATTCAAAAATACCAGAACAATGGAACTAAGCTGAATCTTCCTCACCGTGCGATTTATGGTTCTCCAAAGCAGCTGTTTGTTGGTTCTCCCGCAAATCAAATTATTTCTGATTTGGAAATTTGGTTCAATCAGGATGAAAGAGTAACCAAGGCTTATTCAGCTGGTCGCCTTGGCTGTTTGATTGGAGAGGATAATTTGTTCCAACTTGCTTATTAAGAAAGGAGATTTTATGTCAGGAGTTTGTGACAATTTAATCAAAAAGGACATCGCACCGTCGTGCGATGATCCTATTGTTCCGGGAATAGAACAGGAAGGCGTTATTGCTAATCGATCTGATGTTGATTTTTCCGCAACCACTTTCAATTCAACTCGAAAGAATGTGATTGAAACGTTGGCGATGAAATCCGGCAAGAAAGCATATAAAGTTGTGGTTTATGGCGGTACTCCTTTTACAGGGACAAATGTAGCGTTGGCTACAGGGACATATCGTAATACATTTACTAACACCGTTAATATGGTCGTTTTGGCTAATGACCCTGATGTATGTGGTGATATTATTGACGGATTAGCAAATGGGGAGTTTGTCGTTGTTCTGGAAAATAAATCCAAGGGCTTGCAAAAGGAAACTAATCCGGGAGATTCTGCATTCCAAGTATATGGCTATTATCAAGGCCTAAAAGCTGCAGAAATAAGCAATGATAAGTATTCAGAAGACACAGATGGTGGTTGGTCTATCAGCCTTACGGAAACGAAAGTTCCTAAATCCGCTTTATTCTTGTATAAAACAAGTTATGAAACAACTAAAGCGGCTGTAGATGCTCTTACATCTGTTGTAGGAGGGTAAATCATGGAATTATTAAAAGTGGTTGGTAAGTTGGAAGAATTGAGAGAACGTGATGTTCTCTCTTCTTCCGACAAACTTGACATTGAATTAATGTACAGAGACGTTTTCGGGAGGAATTTCGTTAAAACATCTTGTAATGACTGTTACCATGATGCTGTGATTGAAATGTATATACATCTAAAAAAAACAGGTAAAATGAAGGAAAAATCAAATTACATATTGAAAAATGGTGTTGTCCTACAAAAAGAGTTTGGAAGTGGGGAAATGTATACCAATGAGAACATTACCGATGAATTTGCAGAAAACTATTTGTCGGATAATCCAAAAGGTATCATGTTTTTTGCAGGCTATCCTGCAGATTGGGAGAATAAAGTAAGAAAACGTGTACTGAAACGAGAATCTATTAGCGATGAACTTATAGCAATTATTGTTGAAGCATTTGATAGTGGAGTTTCAGAAGATTCATTGCTGGCCGAACTTACAAATTATGAGCTTGGTGGACGAAAAATCACCGAAAAACAATTGAACAATCATCTTTCAAAGGCGAAAGACATAATTGCAAAAAGAAAAGACGCTGAAAAGCTGGATAAACAGCAGGAAAAGAAAGAGGAGAATATTGAAAAGTCAGAGAAAACAGAAGAAAAATAATCCATTATGAGGGTAAAGGACCTTAAAAAGAAAAGCAGTAACCGAGTAGATGTATCTTACTTGCGTCAGTTTGGAATACAAGGGTTTGGAGATGACAACCTTTACCCTCAAACTCTCCGCAATATCATTGCTGCAAGCTCTACCGGAAGCGAATGTGCAGAGCGATATGCCAATTTTATCGAAGGTAACGGATTTAAAGACATTCGTTTTTCTGAATATGTCGTAAATAGAAAAGGAGATACCGTAGATGATATTCACGCTCTTGTATGCCCTGACGTAGGAGATTTTGACGGAATGTCATTACATGTTAATTATAACATATTTGGAGAAATATGTGAATTGAATTATGTCCCTTTTGAAAATTGCAGGCTTTTGGAAGAAGATTCTAACGGGTATGTTGCAAAGATAGCAGTTCATCCGGATTGGAGCGGCAAAAAGACACGTGCCGGTAAACCTCTTCAAGTAAAAAAAGAAAATATTGATTTTATAGATGTGTTCAATCCTCGAAAAGAGGTGGTTTTAGCTCAAATAGAAGCTGCTGGCGGTATTGAGTATTATAAAGGACAGATTCTATGGTTGTCCGGAGGCGGAAAAAATGTTTACCCTCGTTCACGTGCCGATAGAGTTGTAACAGAAATGAGTACAGACGAAGGCTTAGCTAACGTGAAGTTTAGAAATGTTCGTTGTAATTTTCTATCAGCCGGTATTGTTATAACCAAAAAAGGACAAAGTATTGCCGGAGAGGATTCATCAGGTTTAAATGATAATGACGGTTTTTCTGATATGCTAGGAAAGTTACAGGGAGACACTAACTCATTAAAGATGCTTGAAGTTGAAATTAGCTCTGATGAAGAAAAACCGGAGTTTGTCGATCTGTCATCAAAGAATTACGATAAAGAGTTTTCCGTTACGGATGCGAGTGTAGTAGAAAGAATATATTCTGCGTATGGTCAAGAACCTTGGTACTGCATCCGTATTGGTAAAGTCGGTTTTTCTGGTGATATTTTGGAAGATGCTTTTGAATACTATAATTCTATTGTTTCTAAACAACAACGCATGATTGAACGGGCTTTTCAAAAGATTTTTGACGGTTGGTATGAAGTGGCTAATCCTTCAAATGATTACAGTGTTGAACCTCTTAAATATGTGAGAAATGCAGCAGTATCTAATAACAGCAGAGGAGGTATCTAAACTTTCCCGTGATATGTCTATTCATTTGGATGATTCTAAAATTGAGACATATATTCGTGAATCTGAAAATATTGACATCAAGAGTGCATTAGGAGATGCATTATTTCTTGAAGTAAAGGAACATCCTGAAAAATATAATATTCTTCTTAATGGTGGGGAATATGATAGCGAGTGCGGCGTCAGACAGTCCTTTGTTGGTCTTAAAACAGCACTTGCTTATTATACTTATGCCCGTATCGTAAAAAATGGAGATGGCAATGTTACTCGTTTTGGATTTGTAAATAAAGAATCTGAATATTCATCCCGTCCGGACATAAAAGAGAAAGTTATGGCTTACAATGATACATTCAGTATTGCGGACAGATATTTAAAAGAGTGTGTACAGTATTTGAATGATTGCAAAAATGACTTCCCTCTATATAATGGTGGAGGGAAATTGAAGGCAAATAGAACGGTTTATCGAATAATTGGAGAATGATATGGAAGCAGAAGGATTATTAGATAGGGCAAAGCAAATCAGAGATGAAAAAGAGGACGGAGCGAATACGGCGTTGCGTGTTGGCGGTCTGATGGTTGATATGGTTAAATCTTTCGGGAATCAATCTTTTGAGATTTTGGGGCATTATAACACTTTAGAAGAATTAAAATTGGCTTTTCCTGATGGTCCTACACAAAAGGGTTTGTACGCTGTAGGAGAAAAGCCATATAGTTATTATGCTTATTACGACGGAGATTGGCAGGATCAGGGAAAATTGATGGAAGAATTATCTGTATATAAGTCTTCTTTATCTTTTGGAGAAATAGAAGACGGATCTATTGTCACTAACGATCAGTTAATAGAAATAGCCGCAATTACTAATGCTTGGAAAGCAGGAAAGATCGTATACGTTATAGATGAAAAAGGTGCTTTTTATAATTTAGGAGCATTAAATATTCAAATAGCAGATGATAATACTGAATGCTCTTTTTTAGCGTTTGGTCAAAACCGTTATTTGTGTATTTTCAGATGTGAACCTTCTATTCCGTCTTCAACATGGAATGTTTTTCCTGTTGGTAATGATCTGTTTGCTTTAATCAAACATACGCATGTTGCTGGAGACATAACAGAAGAAGCAGATAAAAAGTTTATGACAAGTGAAGAAAAGTCTAAATTAAAAGATATTGATCTGTCTCAATATGCTAAAGCAGACCTCTCCAACGCTATGACGGTTTCTTTGGGAGCAAACGGTTATGCCAAGTTCAATAATGGACTGCTTGTACAATGGGGAAGAGTTGGAGGTTCATCAACTGCTTCGTATAGTATAACTATGCCTACATCTTTTTATAATACTGAATATAAGATATTTGCTACTGTATACAAACCTAGTAGTGATTCTGCGATATATTCAGCTTCTCCTATAGCAACGAATAAGACCGTTAGTAGATTTTATTTGAATAGGAATTATGCAAGTGGGGGAACTACTGGACTATCGCAAGAGTCATGGGACTGGATGGCAATAGGTAGATGGAAATAAGGAGATAAAGTTATGGAGAAAATATATTGGAAAAACGGTTTTTATGATGAACCACAAGAGGGAGCAGTAGAAATATCGGTAGAGTACTGGCAAGAATTGCTTGACGGTCAATCATCCGGAAAAGAAATCAAGGAGAATGAAAGTGGCTATCCTGTATTGGTTGAACATGAGTACACCATTGATGAATTGAAAGAGATGAAGATCGCAGAGATCAATGCTTACGACAAGTCGGATGCTGTAAACTCCTTGACGCTGGATGGAAAACAAATATGGCTGGATAAAGACACCCGTGTAGGATTAGTCAACTCAATAAACATAGAAAAAGGAGCGGGCCGGGTATATACAACTCTGTGGTATAATGCGGAGAAATATGTAATTCCTGTAAATGACGCTTTAAATATGCTTGACAGGTTAGAATTGTATGCTCTTGATTGCTACAATACTACACAGGCTCATATTGCAGCCGTGAAAAATTTGCTTAGCAAAGAAGAGGTAAATTCCTACAATTATAAGACCGGATATCCGGACAAACTCAATTTTGTATTATAAACTATAAACAAATAAAGCTATGATTCTACTAGTATTATTATCATTCATCCTCATTGCCGGTTACGGTTTTGCGATGATAAAGAAGATGAAGGAAATCCCGTATTCTATCAGTGATACCTACTATGCTCTGACGCATAAGTTCTGGTTCGGTTTGTGCATGATCGGCTCCGGCATTGTGCTTCTCCCGGCAGCTTTGGAAGCGAGTATGAATAACAGCCAGTTTCTTGTGTTTCTTTCGGTTGTGGGAATGACTATACTTGGGGTGTCTCCTAACTTTCGAACAGAGCAAAAAGTCCCTCATAGTATCGGTGCTGCCATGTCTTTGATCTTCTCCCAGATATGGGTAGGTTGCAATAGTTGGTATTGGCTTTTATTATGGGCTGGATTCATCGCTTACATGATTATCTCAATGAAGAAGCACTGGACTGGTAACTTCATCTCTGACTTCATCAAGAGAAAGCCGATGTTCTGGATAGAGGTAATTTCGTTGTTAACCGTTTATCTCACTTGTATCTTATGAAAGAAGCAATAGTACATACCACAACCGGAGGATTTGCCGCAATAGCCACAGCATTTGTTGCCGAATCATTGCAAAATATGATCCCGTGGCTGATTGTCACATGTGCGGTAATCCTTTGTGACCTTCTATTCGGAGTCAGGAAAAGTATGCTAATGGGCGAAAAGGTCAGATTCTCACGTGCGATCCGTGCTACTATGGGAAAGATGGTTACCTACTTCGCTTTCGTCTGCATGGTCTGCATGATTAGCGTAGCAAGTCACAATGAATATCCTATAGATGTGTATTCCTGTTTATTGGTATGCTTCATAGAGGGGTGTTCGATAGTCGGGAATATACTGAAGCCAAAGGGGATTAACATCAATCTTATCGGGGCTTTGGGCGTGTTTGGTAAGAAGGTGTTTAAGGTTGACAAGGAAGATGTGAAGGATATAATCGAAAAAGAGGAAATACATGAATCAAATAAATAAAATCAGCGCCTTAGCCAGCAAGCTTCTATCCAAGATCGGCATAGATGGCATGGCTCACATTATAGTGTGCCAGAACTTGGTAATGTGGCTATCGAAATATACGCCACTGTGGTTAGCAATCATTATAACCGTCGTAATCTTCGTTCTGAAGGAAGTATACGACAAGTACTGCAAGAAAACAGAGTTTTCAATTAAAGACATCATCTGTGATTGCGTAGGTCTGGCATTGGGAGTATTAACATTGATATTATAGGAGGAAATAAACATGAGTTTACCAAGAGGTTTGAGAAACAATAATCCGGGTAACATTCGGATCACAAAAGATAAATGGCAGGGATTGAGAGAAAAGCAGGAGGACAAATCGTTCTTCCAGTTTACGGAAATGAAATGGGGTTACCGTGCCCTTATCCGAACCTTGCAAAACTACCGTAAAAGACACGGCTGTAAGACGATTGCCGACTTCATCAAGCGGTGGGCACCGGAGAACGAGAACAATACAGCCGGATATATCAGCCGTGTATGTAGCGAAATGCAAGTCCCGAACACATACGTTCCGGACATCAACGACAAAGCAACCATGTGCGCTTTTGCTGCCGCCATCTCACGTGTTGAGAATGGAGTTCCGGCTGTTATGGCTGACATAGAAGCCGGATGGGATTTATTATAAACTTTAATCAATAGGAGGAACAATCATGGCAACAATAAATTTGGAGTTCAAAAAGAACAGTAGCGTATGGTATGCGGAATTTCAGGTAAATTCTGATTTCAATATTCATTTGGAACGCAACAACTACGGTCGGGTGAATATTCTTCAACGGACGACAAGTGAGGGGAATTTTGAACCCGTTGTTTTGCCTGGAAGTCTTGCGTACAATGCGGGGACAACCATAGACTGTGATTTTTCGGCATTAGTCTATCCAAAGACAATTCGTGTTGAAAGTGACAGCGAAGTATTAAGTGGAACAGTAACCGAATCCGGCAATGAAGCTTAACAGGGTGTCTTTAAATGTAGTGGGGCTTAACCGGATCGGATTAAACCGGATCGGTTCGCCCTCCCGTGGCTCTTCTTCCGGTTCCGACCGTTCTTACATCGACCCAGAAGTATTAGCCTCTCTTAAAGCTGTAGTTATAGTTGGCAATAAGACTAATAATGATTCTGATAGAGCTATAGTCAAGAACTTGGTGGACCCTGACAATCCGTTTGTGATTAGCAACGCAGCTTACACTGAAGGAAGTGGCTACGCAGATAAAGATAGTCCTTACTATGGTGCCTTCGTCACCGACGGAATCGACGACCTGATTACTTCCACCAAGACCGTACAGGAGATGCTGGGAGGTAGTAACGAGATTACGGTGGTGAGTATGGCTCATTTTATAAAAGGAGAATCAAATGCACCTGAAATATGTAGAATTAATCAAATAAGAAGAGACACGAGAAGCATTAGAAACTCAATTTCTAAAATAGGAAAGAGTGGTATATTTGGTTATACATACAAAAATGGAGTAACAACCATAAACAATATTTTAGGGGACAAGAATGATTGTACAGCAGAAGGTAATTTAGACGGTATCGTTGCTCCATTTTCCGTAGAAGGTTATTATTACAATAATAATTCAAATCCTTTAGAGCTATGTTCTATTGCTTGGTACTGGACAATCATCGCCAACAAGGTACTGATTACCGACCAAATCAACCAAGTAATCGCTTACTTCAACTTGGATAGAACTCTTAAACCTGATATACTGTGTAACACTATCAAACAGGGAATCACCAACGAGAATCACGCAGAGTTTGGCGACAAGCTGATTGACTTTTCAGGTAACGGTAGGGATATTCAGTTGAACAATCTAGCTTGGAAGGGGGATTCAGGTATTGGGAAGTATGAGGTTGATTTTCTCGATTCTAGTATATGGAACAGTAGTAATTCAACTATAACGAGTAGTAAGATAGATTGTAAAAATGCTATAAGTCATATTATGCTACTGTATTATAGCGTAGGGAGTAAAGAATATCCAGACATTCCTTCGTTTAAGGTTATTAAAACAGGAGCCGATATTGATTATAGCTATATTGATGAAACTGGGTCGCCTAAATCAGTTAAAATTGTAGATGGGGTGAATGTATTACCAGCTTCACATAACACTTTGTATAGTGGCTCTGGTCGATTTTGTGGTTTTGGTAATCCGGGTATGGGTAATAGTGTTACCATCACCCAAATCCCTTCCCACGCAGGTGCTCTCTGGCTTGACGGAGTAAATGACTTCGGTAAGGTGACAGGGATGCCGATTTACAAGGATTATACGGTAGTAACCGATAGAGAAATATTTGCTAATATTGGAGCTATATTGTCAAAGAATAATCCGGGGGCATTTGTGGAAACTGCCGGAAATAGTGTTTATAGTTTTGGTCAAGCTACTTCTGGTCTAAATTTTATTTCTACTAGAAGTATATCTTATTTATCTAAATACTCTTATTGCGGGCAATCTATAACAGCAGGTGCAGCAGAAGATGGAACTGATATGTGGTTAGGCACGATACGAGATAATGATAGCCGTTTCTTCAACGGAGCTATCTACTCTCTCATGTCCTTCCCATATAGTATGTCCGAGTTCTTGATAGAGCGCCAGTTGAAGAAGCATAAGCTGGGTACGCTGTATCCGGATATGGTGGAGTTTAGACCGATAGTGAAGAGTAATCTACCTTATTCTTCCATAACCTATTCTGTTAATCCCGGAGAATATATCTCTGTAGATAGCATGGTTACCATCACTGTAACGTTGCCAAATACCTCTGATAAGCTAATGGAGGTATCGTGCAATGCTATCAGTGATATATCCATATCCGGTGACAATGGCGTTTACGAGATTACGGGAAAGGTAGTTAAATCTCCTCAAAAGATAAACCTTGTTATCTCCAGCTACTTGACAATGTTAAGCAACTCAACTTTAATTTCAAATGAAACATTAATTAAAAACGAATGATATTATGGAAAAGATATTTGATATAGCAAAAGATAAAGAACAGTCGTGGGGTACTTTAGCTACTGCGATTGATGGAAACTTTAACGAGACATTTGACGAAGGCTATTTAGATTATTATGAGTCTCCAGTTTTGGTGACGGAGGGTGGTTATTATGCAGCAAATGGACATGTATCCAATTCTAGTTCTTCTTCTGTGTTGCATTCAAAAGTAGAGATTCCTACTGGCGCAATAACAGCAAAATTTGAAAATATACAGGCTTTTTCTGACGGCAAGGTAATTGTAAACTTTTTCGTAGATGGTGTTTGGTCAAGAGATGTGATAGCAGAAGTAGCTGGCAAGTTGTCAAACTATGAAATTGAGATACCAGAAGGTGTTTCTCATATTGGATTTAATTACAGAAATACTGACGACAAAAACTGTACTTTTCGCATAGGCAAAAAAAGTGCCTTATTAAAAGAAGTCTGCATAAAAGACAATAGTATCACGTCACAAAAACTCTCATTTTCTGATAATATTTTAAGGGGTAAAAAATGGGCTGTTATTGGTGATTCGTTTACTCTTGGTGGAGGAGTTGGGGTTTTTGAAGATGGTATATATGAGGGAGAGAATAAGAGTTATCCGTATATTATTGGGCGACGTAACGAAATGGACATCCAGCGTTTATTTGAGGGTGGGCGCACTATCTGCACTCCTCGCCCCAAAAATGCAGAATCAGATTGGTCTTATAATGCAAGTCGTAACTATCTGACCTACGAAGGAGAAGACCGGCCGCTCGCTTTATACAAGCAAATTGACGAAGACGTAAACTATATCACCATTTATCTTGGAATAAATGACACGCATCTTATTGGTATCGGGGATGATGACGAGAGTTACGGTGTAAATGTAATAGCAGATAAGGGAACTATTGATAGCACAGAGATAACATCATTTTATGGTGCATGGAACACAGTGCTTAATTGGTTAATCATAAATCGCCCATTTGCTCATATTGGCATAATTGTTTCTAATGGCTTGGGACTTGACGAGTATCGTCAAGCAGAGATAGAAATTGCAAATAAATGGGGAATCCCATATATTGACCTAAATGGTGACGAGCGTACTCCTATGATGTTGCGCAGCACAAATCCGGCAATATGCGATGCGGCAAAGAATGCAAGATTAAATGCTCAAAGGATAAGCTCAACGAACCAGCATCCTAACTCTGAAGCTTATGAGTACGAAAGCACATTTATTGAGCAATTCTTACGCACGTTGTAAACTTCCAGACAAATCTTATAATATACAATATCTGTTTAGATTTGATTATGAAATACATTACATTCCCCACAGCGAATTTGAACGAGATACCGCAGGAGGTACTCGATGAACTGCACTTGGTTCCGAGAAAGAGCGTTGACGGTACACAGGTGATTATGAAATTGGATCACTATGAAAAGTTGTTCCCAAGTATCATGACTTTGCCGTTACTGGACGAAGAGGAGACTCCGCAAGAGCCGGTTTACCCTTATCCGGTCTACGAGGGCGAAAAGCTGAATACTTTGCTGGCAAGTTCGGAGTGGTCTTCAAGTGATAGTATTCTATGAAAACCCTTCCTTGGATGCTAGTCTGCCTGTTGATTGGCGTGATCGTGTGGATGCAGTGTAATCCGCACGATCCGTCAATGGTGTACATTAAGGGAGATACTGTACATATCCGGGACACAATAAGAGACACAATACCCAAACCGGTAAGGGAAACTCTAAAGCGTACCGATACGGTATATCTACCGATCCTGATAGATACTACTACTGATAGAACCGTAGAAGGCGATTCAATTCCGGTACTTATACCGATTACAAGCAAGGAGTATAAGACGGATGATTACCGGGCGGTAGTCAGTGGGTATAATCCCAACCTTGATTCTATGGAAATATACAGGGATAATAAAATTATTACTTTCCCGCCTTTACAGAAGAAGAAACGCTGGGGATTAGGTTTACAAGCAGGATATAGTTATCCGGGTGGTTGGTACGTAGGAGCTGGGGTTAGTTATAACTTATTTATATGGTAATACCGGCACTATCTTCACAGACCGTTTCCGGTATGAAAAGTTTAAGTTTCACTTATATAACAATTTCCTACGGAAAAAGGTTTTAAAGGAAAGGAGGATAAAATGATACATTAATTAATTCTAAGTACTAAGTTTATCCGGTAAAGTAGAAGGCCGGTAATCGTTAACAAATAATCCAGGGGCGGGATAGAAGAAAGCCCCACACCCGTTTCGACGACCAAATCATACACGGGCTAACATCGCAGGGACTGTTAAGGGGCTTTCGTAGCTTTATCAACAGATTTTGCGATGTTTTGTTTTTCAACTATATATGTTTGACAACATGAAAAATATAGATTTATATAAAGAGCTGGTCGTAGCCGTGTCAAAAGAGACGGGGGTAGAGGAGATCGATATGATCCATAGCAATTCGGAAGAAGCGGTGGACGCAAGATATATTCTCATACATTTGCTTTCCCAGAAACTCACCGATACCCAAATATCTTCCGTTACGAAATTAACCCGTCAGTCAGTAAACAAGATCCGGAACAACTTCCAGTACAAAATCAAAAAATGGAGTGTAGCAACGAACTTGCAACATATTAGCAATGAGGTAGCAACGGAATAG